ATTACCGCTTTAGGTTCTATTTTCATTTGTACACCATTACATGTTATTGTTGATGTATAATTATTTGTATTTTGTATTTTAATCATATTATCTCCTATTATTAGTATTTATATCGTATATATATATTTAAAACTCCCTGAATCATATATACGATAAAAACCACTATCAAACATAATTTCTTTTTCTGTTTTTTCTTTATTATATCCATGTTTTTTAAAATAAGTTTCTTTAGATTTTTTCTTAATATCTTCATCTAAATTTACACATTTTGTAGAACAATATTCTAAATATCCAACACTCCAATTTCTAAACGATGTTTCTTCATTACATATTTTACATTTACCTTCATTTTCTTTTTTCATGTACATATCATAATATTCTTTAGATGACATATTATGTGTTAATGATATATGTCTACCTAATCCAGAATTATTTTTAAATTGTTTTTTACAAATTTCACAAGTTATCATTTTTTTTCCTCCTAAACAGGTTGAAGAATATATAAAGGTGAGTTTTTAGTTTAGGTAAAAACAGCAGTTTCGAACCTGTTGTCCCTTTACATATATATTTATAAAACAAAAAAGGTTTGATATTTCTACCAAACCTTTTTTTTATTTAGATTTCATTATTACTGTTGTAATATGTAACTCATGTTACTAACACTGAATTTTGCGTAGTAACGATTAGCTCCCAATAAGTTGGAAGTAAGAGCATATCTACTCATTACACCAATTCTAGGTGAGAAATCTTGTTCTGAAATAGCTCTATTATACAATCCCATGATATAAGGTGAATAAATAACACCACAATCAGAAACACCTGGTCCTTTATATCCAGCAACGATCTGGTTATTTGTGTTATATGTATCTCTATATACCTTAATTGTTCCTTGTAGAGTACCAAGTTCTGCATATGTATTAGTTGGGTTAACGTTAGAAACGTTAGCTGTAAACATTCCACCTTGCAGAGATTGTAATGCACTTGCAACTTCAGTTGAAACAACTATAAAGTTACCAGCACCCCTACGAGTTCTAGAAGCAATATCATTACTTTCTTTTACGATACGATTTACTAATGCTGCAATTCTTTCTTGATGCCATCTACCATCTGTAGCAGAAATATCAAAAGTTGTAGTAGAAGTAGCAGCAGTTTTAACTGTTGCAAGCATTTCTCTATCAAGTTCAGCTTGTATTTCATATTGTAATGTATTTACCATTTCTCTTTCCATATCTACACCGTGCATAGCTTTAACATCCTGTGCAGATTCTAAAGAGTATGATGCACCTAATTTTCTAGTCTTAGCTGTGATCGCTGTTTGATCGATCTTCAACTGAAGTTCAGGCATAAGTGCTGCGGTATCCCCAAAACCCATTGCTTCACCAGCGGATGTATCAATACCAGTTCCAGTATCAGCAGTACCAGACTGTCCACCAGCAGATGTAGCGAAAGAACCAGTGAAACCACTGTATTCAGGTACTACGTCAAATCCAGCTTCATTAAAGTCTGTTGAACCTTTGTAATATACTCTAAGAGCATATGCAAGACCAACTGGTCCTTGCATTGCCTGTACACCTACAATTTTATTTGCAAATAGTTCAGGAAAGGTTCTACGTACCAGTGCTAATGAAATAGGTGAAAATGCACCATCTAAACCAGCATGTGTTTGAGAAGTAGTTGTTGTGATAGAACCATTAGATGTTTCAGAAAGCAATTTTTTTTGTGTGTCAATTGCTTCTTGGTTTTCTAACAGAACCGCCATATTTTCTCTTATATATTGATCTTCAATAGAATCGATAGACATTTTACCATCCATCTGACTCCATTTTTCAACCAACATTTGTACTTGTTTTGCGTCTGACATAAGTTTAATCTCCTTTTATAACTTTATTTATTAATTATTTATAAACAATTAAAGAAAATTGTTTGCCGAGTTAATTACACCTTTATAACTAGATTTATTTTCTTCATCTAATTGTTCTTTGGTGTCTTTTTCTTCAGATTTATTTTCATTTAATTCTTTTTCACCAGAATCTTTATCAGAATTATTAGAATCAACTGTTTCATCTAATGTTTCTTTTTCAGAATCATCATTTTTTTCTTCTACTATTTCAACAAAAGAATCAATCTGAGATTCTACTTCATCAAAAGTTTTATTTTCACAGAATGTATTTACTCTTTCTTTTTGCGTATCTGTCAAACCATCGGTTTTTTCAGCAATGAGTAATTTAATAGCACCAGATTCGGCTAGTTCAGAAAGTTCGATCTTTTCTTTAATTAATTTAGAATTTTCATCTTTTAATCTAGATACTTCGTCTTTCTGTTCTTTAACCAATTGTTCACCATCAGTATTAAGAGATACATATTTATTTTCAAATAAATCTTTAATACCTTCAATAATTGGTTCATAAGTTTCATTAAGAGCAATTTTCTTAATAGATTCTTCAGAGATTTGTTCGGTTATAACTGTATCAAGAAACTTGTCCAATTTTTCAACCATATTATTCTCTAAATCTTCCATTTTCTTCTCATATTCTTCAATAAGAGATTCTTTTTCTTCTTCTACCTTTTTAGAAATTTCTTGTTCACAGAAATCTTCTGCTTTCTTTTCTAATTCAATAGTCTTTTCTTCAACTCTTAATTTAACTTGTTCACTAACCATTGCTTTGATACCATCTTCTAACTCTACTAAGTCTTCAGGTTTCAATACATCTTTTAATTTTTCAGTAAGTTTCATTTTATAACTCCTTTTTTAAAAACGGTTAATGAACTATATATTAAATATAGTTCTAAAAATATTTATAAAATGGAAACTTAAAAAATTTCCATTTTAACTGTTTATTTTTATTTTTTGTGGTTTTTACTTTTTATCGGTGTTATCTTCGACTTTAGTTTCTTTATTATCTTGTTTTTTAGTATAATCAATTTTTTCATGACCCGTAGTCATCCAATGATTAGCTTGTTTTAAATGTTCTTTTGTATATTTAATTTCTTCTGCCATTATATGTATCTCCTACCATTCTATATTTTTTAAAAATGTTTGTATATCTCTAAGAATTTCTCTACTTCCATGTTTAGACAAATCTTCTTCTAATTTTTCAACTGCTTTTTCTACAAATGTATTTCCATCCATAATCCATTCTTTATTTTCAACAATACCTTTTACAAATGCATCTGGTCCAGAAGGATCACAAACTAAATCCACTGTGATAAGATGATAGGAATCATCTACATGATTACCATTTAAAGACCCAACACCACGACTAGATACACCAAGTTTAACTCCAGATTCTAAAAATGTTTGTGCTATTTTTCCTTTTGGTGTATCTAAAATTTTAGCTATACCTATAGCATTATTATTATCCATTTGTAAATTTTCAATTATGTGTGATACATTTTGTAAATTAATGGTAGGCGTCGGAGGATGATCCATTTCACCCAATGCTCTTTTATTGTTTATTTTTTCTTTTGTAAAAACACCAACTTCTCGCTCAATTAATTGTTTATTATAAATTCTACCGTTTCTATTTTTTATCTCAGATTGTAAAAACGGGCCTTTTATTTTAAATGTCTTTTTTTTGTCTTCTTTTTGTTCACACACAACATCTAATTCATATTCATCAATAATTTCGGTTATTAATAACATATTTAATTCTCCTTTATAATAGTATTTATATCTTAACCATTATTCTTATATTTCTTTCGTTTTATCCTGTATATCCCTTTATATAAACTACCCAATACATTAGATTTTTTCAAACCTAAAGGATTAACATTATATCTATCAGCAATATCTGTAATACTATATGATGTCATTAATACATTATAATTTTTATCTAATAATGTATATATGTATTTATTATTCCCATTTTTATTTCCTTTTGGTGGATTTTTTCTACTTGGATTGTTATCTCCTAACCAACTGCCTTTATTTTTTTGTCTTATAGATGATTTTTTTCTTTGTTTATTATTCCATCGATTATTCCAATTAGGATTATTTTCACCTTTATATTTTTCAGAACGTTCTTTTCTAAATTCATAAGTCCAATTTTCTTTTACCCATTTTTTCCAACAAACTCTTAATTCATCACCATTTTCTTTCCATCTGTTTTTATGAATATCACTAAGTTTCTTTTTTACTTCTTTACTAAAATGTGTACCCAAATGACTTTCTCTTATTTTTTGTTTAGTTTCTTCCGACATCACTAATCCAAAATTACCTTCTCCTCCATTCGTAAGATTAGTTAAACATCCTGTTTTTAAATCTATACGACCAATAGTTTTAATAATATCTTCTTCTAATAAAAAAGAATCCTCTTCTAATAAATTTTCTGAATATTTTATTATAATTGGAATATCATTAGTTATCCTAATTATTTTCTTTATTTTATTAATTTTTAGTCTGTTTTTATCATTTTTTAATATATAGTCTTCTATATGTCTTTTCCATCTATGTTCATATCCTTTACCAACATAAAACGGCTCATAATCAAAAGAATATGAACCATATGTATATTTTCCAGGTTTTCTAGGATCTAAATATACATAAACATAAAAAATATTTTTTTGTTTTTGTTTATTATTCATATTTACCTCTATAACAGGTTGAAGTTATGTAAAGGTAAGTCCTTAGTTATAGTAAGAACAAAGCAGCTTACACTCTGTCCCTTTACATATATATTTATAACATAAATATTTCAATAATTATTAAATAAATTACCTTCCAGTTATATCATCTATAATTTCTTCCTTAGCTACATCTATACGATCACTAATTTTTTGACATACTCTGTTTTCTATACCTCTTTTAAGTTTTTCATAATCTTCATCATGTAATGTACCCAAAAGTGTATCATCATTTATTTTATTTTCACTCATATTATTAACTCCTTATTTTTTATGTATTTATAACACCTTTTTTGTTTTTCTAGGTCTTTTCAAAAAATCTTTCACATTATTTGACATATATACATTATCTTGTCCATAAGATTCTTCTTCTGGTTCTTTCTCTTCAGGTTCTTTTTCTTCTGGTTCTTCTTCATCTGGTTTAGGTCCATCTTTATCCGCACTACCTAATCCACCACCAAGTCCAGGTTTATTTTCATCTTCTTCTGTTTCACCATATTCATCTTTTATTTCTTTATTCTTATCACGTTCTTTCTTTTTCAAACGTTCATTCAATGCATATTCTTCATCTGACATTTGGAAATATTTCTTCAATACAAGTTCCATAGATAAAGGATTATTAGGTTCATCTGTATTAGTTACATATGCAATAGCTGTACCCAATATATTTAATCTAGTTTCCATTAACTCTAAATCTTTAATCTCTTTAAAGAAATTAGCTTGTGTAAATATTACATCAAAATTAGAAGATTTCAAATATTTTTTCATTCTAGGATCTTTTTTATATTTAAACTTCATTTGTTCAAAATAACAATCCTTGATTAATTTTTTGAACATGTTTTGTGCTCTATTAACAAACAAACTAAATTTTAATTCTTCTCTATCTATATCTCTTCCAGTTGTATAATTTGAAGGTTGTACATCTGGACTCCATCTAGTTTTAGGAATTTTAAGTGTCTTGTACATCTTAGCTAAAAAATGTTTTACATCATCCATTTCACCCAAATTCATACCAGATGCAAGAGTTTCTACATTTGTACCTTGTCCATCTCTTTTAGCAAACCAAAAATCTTCTGCCAATGATTGAACATTTCTTTCAGAATCAACAGAACCATCTGAACTTTTATATGTATGATTTCTTTTGTACTTATGTATAACACCTTTAATAAATTCTTGTGCTTTTTGGTTAGGTAATCTTCCTACCTCAATATTCCATACTCTTCTTTCTGGAGCACGAACCAATCTGTACACAATTAAAGAATCTTCTAAACTTTTTAATTGATTATATACTCTAATAGCCGATTCAAGATAACCACGTATATCAAGTAAATTTTTTCCTACTTGATCCCAATGTACATAAGATACCTGATTAGCTTCAAAAGGTAACATTTTTTCTTGGCCTTGATCATCTAATATAGATTGTAAAAATCCTTTAATTTCTCCAGTTTTACTATATACAGGAAATGTTGTAAATGCTGGTAATATTTTATATCCAAGTATTCTATCTTTTTTATTATTTAAAATCCATTCTACAAATAATTCACCTTCTATTAAAAACTTTTTAAATAAACCATGCATTTTATCATTTTTTAATATATTTTCTGCTACATCATCAAATTCATCTAAAAATATCTTTCTTATTCTTTGTGGGAATTCTTTTTTAATATTAAGATGTACAATTTTTCCTTCTGGATCGCGTACAATAGCATCATCACATACAGAATCTAATGCTTCTGAAATTTCTGGATAATATGACATTTCACGATATTTCGCAATTCTTATTTTTTTTGTTGAAAAAACCGAATTAAAATCAATTACTTGTGTACTATATGTACTATACCCTGCTCCAACAACAGTTGAACCAAAACCCATAGAATTTAGATCGTATTCAGTTACATCCATACCTTGAGAGTTTTTCTCAAGTTGTTTAATTATAGAATCTTCAAATGT